CTCTTGCCGGGGCTGCGCCGCCCCTTGGTGCCAAACTCCACCAGGTGGGAGTGGTACGCCCGGTTCGGCCCCTTCTGGACAGAACCGCCGAAGGCCGATTCAGCCATTCGCTGACTGCCGCCACCGGTCGGCCTACGGAAGCCGATCACCACCACCGACACGGGCGTGTTGGTTTTGTTGTTGGTGTACTTCTTCGTGCGATCAGTGACGCTCGCCAGCAGGTTGCCCGTCACCTGCCCGATGCTTCGCACCTGTGCCAGCAGGGCATCCTTGCCGGGCTTCGACGCCTTCTTCAAGGCACGGGCTTGGTAGCGGTTGCTGATGTCCTTATCGAGCTTCTTCAATTCGGAAATCACGTCATCCAGCGGCGCAAGGGAAAACAAAGACTTTGCAGCCTTGCCACGCCCGAGGGCCAACTTAATCAGTGGCTCGCCGTTGAACATCGCCATTAGGGAATCTGCTCCTGGCAAATCGCTTCGTGTTCGCTGCGGTTGCCGTGCTCAAGCAGGCTCACGATGTCGAGCGTGCGGGATCGCCATGAGAACCGCATTTGCTGCGTCAGTCCCGGCAGGTAACGCAGCCGCACCTTGTGGCTGATCGTGGTTTCCTGCTGCCCGGCCGCCAAGGCCTCACGGGCGCTCACGCCTTCAACGCTGGCCCACACGGCAGACGAGTCCGCCCACGCCAGCACGGTCTCGCCCAAGGCGTTTGTGGTGCCGCTGGCGATCTGGACCGTGATACGCTCGCGGAGTTTGCCGGGGTCAATCATCGGTAGGAACCCCACCGCTGCGAGTCTAGGAGCGACTTCACACCGAACGGGATTTCATCGCCGCCCATGGAGTCGGCCGCCATGCGCCGCTCGAACCACATCCCCACCAGCATCAGCATGGCGTGCCGGATCGCCGCAGGCACATCGCTGCCGCTGGCCCCGTAGCCGCCCCACCAAGTCACGCTGATCGCATTGTCGTCTTGTAGGTGCGGCGGCCACGTCTGCCCGTACAAGGTCTTTACGCTGCCGGGCGTGGCATTGCGATCCACCCGGTAGCTGCCCGTTCCGTAGGTGGCGGTCGTGCCGTTCTCATAGGTAAACGTCAGGGCCACCGCTGTGGCTGTGCCAGCCGCTGCCATCGGCGGGCGGGGTAGTTCGATGTCCATGGTGCCGTCAGGCGGGAACTTGTCGAACCGCATCACCCACTGCGTGTGAACCAGCGTCCGGTCCAGGTACTGTTCGCACCACTCGCGGGCTGCCGTGATCAGTGACGACACGTAGGCATCGTCGGTGGCCGTGTCGATCCGGCAATGTGCCTTCGCTTCGGCAAGCGTCACAGGCTCGACCACGGGGGCAGTCGCTCTAGCAAGGCTGCGGTACATCATTTCCTGCGTCTCCGCTTGGGCGTGGCGTCGGCCGTTTCCGTGGCAGGATCAAGGGCCGCAGTCTCTAGCAAATCCTGCTGCTGCTCGATTGCAGCGAACCGCTTGGCGACCAACTCCGCTGCCAGACCGCCGGGGATCTCTACCACCTGGCCGGTGCGGTAGGAACGGAAAGGCCGCAGTATTCGTAGTTTGGTCATTGGGGCACGCTCCATGCAGTGTCGGGTCGCTTGCTGGTGTTCGTGAAATCCGTAGTCCACTGGAAAACAGGTTGCCCAAGGTTCTGCCCCGGCCACGTCACCACGTATTCGCCATGGCCGAGAACCACGCGCGGCGTGATGTAGACGCGGTTGCCACTCTCTCGCCAGTTGCGCCAAAAGTGGATGTCGGGATCGACGCGGCCTTCGTTCCACGAACCGTCAGGGCCGGGCGTCGAAAGGAACCAAGGTTTCTTCGCACGCTTCAGGGCCGCCGTAGAGATCACGGTAAGGCCGAAGTGTGCCGTATCGACTTCCTGCACAGGCTCGGCAAACCACGACGCAGGCAGGCTTGTGGTGCCGTCCTTGGGTGGATTGTCGAGCGTGCCCTTCAGAGTCAGCATCGGCCTGCCGTCCTCCCGCTTCGTTTGCAGCCCGGTAATGGCATCGCACTGGAAAGTCATTGCCATTGCGAACAGGTGTTCCACGTCTTCCTTGGTGAAGAACGTGTCGTAGTCGATCGTCAGCAGGTATTCGCATTTGTCGATGAACTGTTCCATCACCCGCGTGTTCACCTGATCCCAGAACGCACCAGTGCCCATCGTGGGGCGAATGCCCAGCGGCATGAGTGCCTGAGCCCACGCGAAGTGGTTCGCCGTAAACGAGAGCCTGGGCATCGACAGCACGGCTTCCACCCGGATGTCGGCCTCTGTGCCACCTACCTTGACGAGCATGGGCAACCCTTAAAAAGAGAGCGGGCGGCCCCGTATGGAACCGCCCGCTCAAGATTGCACACTCGTCAAGCCGTCAGGCTCACGCACCCACAAGGCCGATCATCGGGCCAGCCACGGTGTCAGTGCCAAGGTTGGCGTGCGTGATCGCCACGCGAGCCACGGCGCGAATCACCGTCTGGTCGCTCAGGAAGTTCACCTGGTCGCTCGAAGCGATCTCGATGCCCTGCCGAACGCCGTAGTAGGAGCTGTTGGCCATGTTGCCGTACAGCGCCATGATGACACCCGTCGAGTCCGCACCGCTCGGGAGCCGGTCGGTGAGAACCACCGGGCTGCCAAGGAAGGTGAGGCCCATGCCCTGCGAGAGTCCGACCGAACCGCCCTGGGCGAGATCGAGCGACTGCATGCAGGACGCAAAGAAGAACGGCGAACAGAACCACTTGGCACCCTGACGCGAGTGCTGCGGAACCTTGGCCATCATCGCCAGCAGGTTCGCCTTCGTCACTTCGTCGGGCGTGTCACCGGCAGCCGTCACCAGCGAGGCGGCATAGGTGGCAGCAGACGCAGCCAGAAGCCCACCCGTGTAGGTGCTGACGAGCCCGGCAACCGCTGGTGCGTTGCTCGGGTTGCCACTCCACGCAGCGTCTTCCACGGCGTTGCCAAGCGTCAAAGCCAGTTCAGCCGCGATCCAGTCGGCAATCGACACGATCGAGTCCTGAAGCAGTTCCGAAGCAATCGTCACCGCACCCGTGACCTTCTTGGCAGTCAGCGTCACCTGGTTGCTGGTGGGATCGCTGGCGGTGATCGCCACGTTCTCGTTGATCCAGTAAGCGGTGGCACCGGCAGTCCGACGCGGGAACAGCACCACGTCGCTCGGCATCTGCACGTTCTGTGCGTTCTGAGCGAAGGCGGAATACTCGTCAACAAGACGAATGACGGTCGAAGACAGAACATCGGGCACGAAGGCCGCACCCGTGGTGCTGCCGGTCGAACCCTGGGCACGAGCCTCGACGCCGTGATCCTGGCACCACCGACGGGCCTCGGCGTCACCGCTCTTGGCCTTGAACCACATGCCAACCGAGTAGGCGTCCTTGGCGTTCTCAAACGCACGGAGCCGACCGGAGAAAGGAACCGCTTCGATGCGGTCAGCCTTACGCTCCTCGACAGCTTCCGGTGCCGGGCTGCAACGCTCGACCACCGAACGCAGGTTCTTGGCCGAGTCGGCAATCGTCTTCTCAAAGTCGATCTTCTTCGACAGGTCGCCAGCACGCTTGTTCAGCGTTTCCAGTTCGAGGTCGCGCTCCGCGATCTTGTCTTCGTCGCCTTCGATGGCACGAACTGCGTCGATCCGGTTGGCAAGCAAAACCGCTTCGTCCTGAAGCTTCTTCAGATTGTCCATGTGCGTAATCTCCAGCGGCGGTATTGCCGTGGAGTTCACGCTATTGCCGGTCAGTGCGTGTCTTGCAGTACCGCACTTCGGAATGTGTTGTTTGGACAAAACAAGTTCCGCGTGCCCCGCACTTCGGGCACCGCATGTACCGCTGCCGCTCGTTGCCAACCGGGCGGCTGGAACGAGTCCGCAGACGCTCACCGCACTGGCACCGCACTTCAGACATTTCGCAGCCTCAGAGTCCATGCCGCAGCGGCATCACGCACCAGCGAACGCTTCGCAATCTCCGCAACCACCTCGGGGGCGGCAGGCGTTTCCTGCGTTGCCAGCCAGGCTTCGTAGGAACGCAGGGCAACAGATGCAGACGTGGAAGGGTAGGCCGGGTTGAGCACCGGCCCCACGTCGTAGAGTCCCGATACCTCGCGGATCTGGCGGATGGCCTTGCCGTCCTCGCCAGTGCGGAAGGATTCATTCTTCGGGTCCACCGTGAAGGCGAACGAACTGCCCCGCACGTCGCGCCGCTGAATCAGTTCGAGCACGTCGGCCCGGCTGACGGGTGGCGTCACCACGTACTTCAGCCCCTTGTCATCGCTGGAGAGTTCCAGCGTGCCAGACGATGAACGGCCCAGCACGATATTGGAATCGTGGTTGAACAGTGCCACCACGTCGCCCTTGCCCCTCTGGCGGCTCAGGATCTTGTCGAAGGCTCCCGGCAGGATCTCTTCCCTGAAGCCACCCAGATCGAGCGACAAGCGGTTGTAGACGGCAGCGTAGCCGATGATGGCGGCCCGGCCATCGGCACGGCTTTCAATCATCAGTTCGTTGTCGTCCTCAAAGGCGAAGTCGCGGCGTTCAATTTCCATCTGGCGTGTCCTCCTGTGCGGCCTGGTCTTCGGCGTCATCCGCCGGGCTTGTCTCGTATTCGGCTGGCGGCTCTGGCATCGGCTCCGCTGCCGGTGCTTGCTGCCCAACCTTATCCAGCGTGGTCATGTTGAGTTGCACGAAGTGCTTGTCGCCCTCTGGCCCGATCGGGTTTAGGTTCTCCAGTTCGCGGATCTCGTTCACTGTCATCCAACCGTTCTGCAACGCTGACACGTAGTAGGCCGATCGGCTGGCGTGGTCGCCACGAAGCAGGCCGCTAACGCTGTGCTCGGCGAAATACGTTTCGTCGTCCACGATCAGGTCGCGGCTGATCGCCGCTTCCCACCGCTTCAGGTGCGGCAGCAGGCAGTGCTGCACGAACTCCGTGCCTTGCACTTCAATGTTCGAGTAGGTCGATCGGGTCAGATCCTGAATCATGTGGGGCGGCACGCGGAACGCCCGGCAAATCTCGATGACTTGGTACTGCCGCGTCTCAAGGAACTGGGCCGCCTCATTGCTGCCGCTGAGTTCGTGGGCCTTCACGCCGTTGGGCAGGACAGCCGTTCGGAAGGCACGATCTGCCCCACGGTGCATCCTTTCCCACTGCTCACGCAGACGCTCGGCGGCTTCCACCGGAATCGGGTTCTCACTTTCAAGGACAATGCCGGGCCGGGCACCGTTCCCGAAGTACGTGCTACCGTGGGCCTCAAGAGCCTGCGAAAGCCCGATAGCGTTCTGGAAGATCTTGTACGTGGGGATCGCCTTGATGCCGTCCTCTGTGGTGAACCGCAGGGCGAATATCTGGCTCTGGCTGTAGATCGTCTGTTTGCCGCTCGGCTCCCGGTATCGGTAGCGGAGGGTGCCATCCTCAAGCCGCTCGGCTTCCATCCGGCTGGGGTGCAGCGGCCACAACTCCGAGATGGCACCACGAGCACCTGGGCGAATCTCGGCGTAGGAAGCCCCGTAGTGCAGATACATCCCCGTCATCCAATCCCTGAACTCCTGCGCCGTTTGCCACGGATTCGGCTGCGTGTGCAGCAACCGATAGACAGGATGGCTCGATGCTTTCGCCTTGCCACCGTTGGCAAGCCTTTCGTAGACGTGCAGCGGCAGCGACGATACCGCGTCCGATATGACGCGAATGCAAGCCGTGTACGCAGAGCACGCCATCGAGTTGTCGGCCGTGACACGGATGCCTGACGGCGTGCGGTTGCTGCCGCCATCGGTCCAGTCGATCCCGCGAAGGTCGAACATCTTGAAATCGGGTACGGCTTGTTCGGTACTCATATGCTCATGATGTCCCAGGATTGTTCGGGCGCTGGTGCCGTCGATGTCGCGTGGATGCCAAGGGCCATAGTCAGGGCCACGATGCCGTCGATTCGCTCGTTGGATTTCTGCTTGCTTGGCTTGATGTTGCCCGCGTGATCGCTCTGTATCGCCACATTCGACGCCTGCCACGCCAGCACCGGGTGCCCGCCGTGCAGCAACTTGCCGCCAACCACCAGACCTTCTAACGCCTTGGCCGGGGCACTCATTGAGCCATAGCCCTGCCCAAATCCTAAGACGTTCACGCCATCGCCTTGCAGTTGCGTGGACAGCTGCGTGGCGTTCCAGCGGTCGATCGCCACCTGGCGGACGTTGTATTTCTTCGTCAGCACCATGATGTCGGCCCGCACCTGGTCGAAGTCGGTGACGTTCCCGTGCGTCAGGTGGAGTTTC